CGTGGTACATGGACACGTAAAACACAATCCGCATTATCATTAGGTATCTTACCTGTATTCCATTCTTAAGGAGTAAGTTATGGCACTAGTTAAAGGTGTTAATTCAAATGCTACCGTAACTGAGGCCAATACTTATTTTGAGAACAGACTAGATGTAGCGGCATGGACTGACGCTCCTGATACCCAAAAAGAGAGAGCTTTATGTACTGCTACATTTATGTTGGATGAATTGGATTGGATCGGAGTAGCTACAGATTCAACACAATCACTAGCTCATCCTCGTAAAGATGGTGAATATTTTGATCCTAAATTTGGTATACTTGTTTCTTTAGTTTCTACTGTTGTTGATCAAAGAGTCATTAAAGCTACTTATGAGTTAGCTTATCATTTATTAAATAATGACGGACTCTTAGACAATACAGGCTTAATTAAAGATTTAGAACTTAGTGGCATTAAACTTAGTGTGATTAGACCTGCGGATAAAATCCCCATGGTTGCAAAGACACTCATCAAACCATTACTCCGGAATAGTGGTAAGAGAACATGGTGGAGGGCTAATTAATGGCTTATAATTCATTAATTGGTGTCCAGCTAAATAAAGCATTTAATGCAGCTAAGGACTTGGCTATTGAAGCAGTGTTTACAAAAACAGTTAATTCTGAATTTGACTTTAGCACTGGTGAAGTTAATGATACGACTATACCTTCAATAACGACAAAGATAATTATTACAAAAACGTCTAAAACTACAGAAGCGAAAACGATGACTATTATGTTTAAAACAAAAGAAGTTGGACCGTTTTCGATGACAGACCATGTGTATATTGACAATGATAGATGGCATTTTGGAAATGTGATTACTTCAAACAATCATATTTCAGTTGTTGAACTTTATCATGAGGTATAATTATGGGCAAATATGCTGATTTAGAGAAAGACGTTTATTCAGTCTTTTCGTCTAATGGATGGACAGCTGAAAATATAAAAACATTCCCGACAAATTTTGTAGTTATGAATACTACTAATGATGAATTTATTCGTGTATCAGTGATACCTAGTGGAAAACCTATAAATAGATACTCATTAGCAGGCATTCTCATAATTGATATTTTTATAGCTGCAGGCTCTGGCACAAGACGTGCTATGGTGATAGCAGATGTCTTAGATAAATACTTAGTAAACAAATCTAAGAATACAGGTTCTGGCGTTACACAATTTGGTATAAGCAGTCTTACGCATGTAGGCCCTGATAAAGCTTTACCAGTTATTCACAAAAGTACCTACACAATTACTTTCAACTTCTTCGGAAGTTCTACTTAAATTTAAAGGAATTAAAAAATGGCACATATTTCTTCTCTTGGCGCTGCAATGTTCACAGATTTGTCTGTGAGTGCTTTACCAAAAACTAACGCACAACTTGCAGCTATTGTTGATGGCGCAGTTTCACATTTTGGCACAGAAGCTGCGCCTAATGATGTTGCTACAGCTGCTGCCGGTCAATTTATTCGCATTTCGCACATCAAAGAATTTCCAGCTATTGGTACACCAGCTAACGTCGTTAAAGTACCTGAATATGGTGCTAAAACTTCTAAACAAATTCAAGGTCAAGCAGACTCTCCTACAATGGAAATCACCTTGAACTATATTCCAGGCTTATGGGCTGATTCAACTTTATCTATTGAAGGCACTGCTGCTGGTACCTTTGCTAAATCAAATATTAAAATTAATGACGGTAATGTTTATCTATTCAGATTCTCTTTATTAGCATTAGAACCAGAAGGTTACTTAGCAGTTGCTAATGGTGCCGGTGATGAAAACTCTATTGGTTCAGTAGGTAACTCTTCTTACTACTTCTTAGGTAAATTTGAAGCGTTAGAAGTAACTCCAAGTTTGACTGACGCATTGTCTGCTAAATTGACAATCACAGTACAATCTGATATTCGCGGTGCATACACTGTAGGCAACGTGTAAGCGATATTAATTATGTAAGGGGGTTAACGCTCCCTTGCTTTATATAACATTAGGAATAAAAATGGCTCAAGATAAACCATTCAGCTTAGAGTATGTTGTTGGCATCACTGTCAAACATATGCTCAAAAGCATCGATATTAGTATTAATAAAACATTCGAAAGAACAAAAGATGATTCGTTATCTCCAGATAAGAAAACTGAAGCTTTCGAAACACTTTCAATTTTACATCAAATGCGAGCACAACTAGATGAACGCAAAATTAATCAAGGTAAGTAATATGTCAGACGTAAAAGGTATTAAAGCACTAGTCGGTCAACGTATGACCAAAACCGTTAAGTTTTTAGGATCTGATGTTAAGATTTCTAAACTATCTGTCAATGAAGTTTTAGAAATTCAAGCTAAAGCTAAAGACATTGAAAAAGATGACACAGCGGGTTTAGAACTCTTAAAAACTGTTATCCGTTCAGCTGTTGAAGGCGGTGCAGAATTAGATGATGAAGAATTCAATAACTTCCCAATGGATGAGTTATCTAAATTATCTAATGAAATTATGAAATACTCAGGCATCGGACAAGAAGCGGGAAAGTAAAGCTTGATGATGAAGAATTGGCAATTTTCGAAATAGCATATCATCTCAAATTACCTCTTTATGAATTATATGAAAAGATGACTTATGAAGAGTTATTAGGTTGGTTTAATTATTTTGAAAGACGTCCTGTTGACTGGCGCGATGATGATCGTACAGTTAAGCTACTACAAGTACAGGGAGCTGATGGGAAACCATGGCAATACTTCACTTCATTAGACGCAATCTACAATTATAAAGCTGATAAAGAAGCTACATTTAATGTTAATTCATTTAAGCGGTCTGGACTCTTCCAGAAATTAGCATCCGCAGGTGGCGGAGAAAATATTTTTGGAGGTAGTGATGGCGCTTAAATTTAATATGAATATAGATGCTTTAGTAAAAAGCAAGATTGAAAAAGAAAAAATTGCAGAGACTAACAAGTTAGTTGAGGCATTAAAAGAAGCTACTCCTGTAGATACAGGAAGAGCGCGTGATGGCTGGAAAGTAGTAGATGGCAATATAACTAATGATGTTCCTTATATAGACGAATTAAATGGTGGCTCAAGTAAGCAGGCACCTCAATATTTTATTGAAAGAACATTATTATCTCATATTGGTATAGAAGCTAATGGCGTAATCGTCACACCATCTGAATAATAATTCTCCCCTCATTTTTGAGGGGATTTTTTTATAGGAACTTACAATGTCAGGGATCATAATTGATGTCGAAACCAGGATAGATAAGGCGCAGAAAGATTTACATGCCTTAAACAGTACTGTTTCCGGTGTCGCAAGTAGTGTTAACGGACTTGTAGATAATTTTAAAAGAGCAACAATGGCCATCGGTGGTATGGCAGCTGCAGGTGGTTCATTAGCTTTCATTGCACATTTGTCTACAGGCTTTACAGAAATAGAAAATAAAATAGCATTAGTGGTTGGTCGCACTAATGAGCTATCAATCGCACAAGCGAAATTACAAGATATTGCAGATGCCACACGTACATCATTAGAAGATTCAGCTAATGTCTTCTCAGCATTAGGGCGTTCAGTGAGCGGCATGTCAGTGTCTCAAAACGCGATGATGCAGGCTACCAAGACGATCCAGCAATCTATGGCCATATCAGGTGCATCGGCAGAGTCTGCTCGTGCCGCTATCACACAGCTTGGGCAAGGTTTGGCATCTGGCACGCTACGTGGTGAGGAACTCAACTCAGTTCTGGAACAAGCACCGCGTATTGCAAAGGCAATTGCTGACGATTTAAAGGTTGGTACAGGTGAATTAAGAAATATTGCAGCTGCAGGTAAGCTTACATCTACAACTGTTTTCAATGCAATCTTAAACCAATCTAAATCAATCAATGCCGAATTCGGTAAAATGAAACCAACGCTAGCTCAAGGCGGATTAGCTTTAAAAGAAGCTATGAAATCCTATTTACATGATTTAGATAAAGGTTCAGGATTTTCTGACGCAATGGCATCTCAAATGATGAATATATCTGCTAAATTAAGATTAGCAGGTGTTGACGCATTTACTGTTGGTATGAAGTTAGCAGATGGTTTTAATAAAGCCAAAAATATGTTAGCTCCTTTTGTTACAGCAATCATTAGTGTTGTTAAAGCATTAACTAAAGAGATTGTATTTGTAACAAATCTTCCAGTAGTACAAGCTCAATTTCAACATTTAAAAAGTATTGTACTGAGTGTATTTAATGCTATAAGAACGGACGCCAAAACAATATTTGATGTCGGTGCAATGATGCATAAATTTTCTGCATTATTTCTTGTAGGGTTATTAGCACTTAAATTTCAAATAAGTCGAGTAGGCTTATGGGAAGCACTTAAAACAGATCTTCCAAAAGCAGCTAAATTTCTTGGCGATCAAATTAAACAATTATTAACATATAAATTAATTGCTGGTGCCATTTCAAATTTTGTAGATACAGCTAATAAAGCGTTATCTAAATTATTTCATTTTGAATTTTCATTTGGTTCATTAGCAGAAGTATTTGATAAAGCTAAAATTAAATTCACTGGCTTTTTAAATTTCTTAAAAGATTTTAAAGATGAAGTTGTAACTGTATTTAAAGAATCTGGTATTGAAGATTCATTTAAATTATTAATGACAGCAATATCTGCACAATTTGCTCGATTCTCTTCAGGCTTAACATTTAAAGATGTTGTACATAAGATATCTGCATCGTTAAAAACACTTGCAACAAACTTACCGCAAATAGTTGACTTTGTTATAATTCTTGAAAAAGGATTTTTAACATTGATTAAAGCAGCAATTGGCTTAGTGTTTATAATTGGTAAAATCAGTGTTGCATTAGAAGATACTTTTGTTAAATCAGGTGCAAGTGCTAAGATTACTCAATCTGTAAACGTGATTAAGAAAGCAGTTTTAGACATACAATCATCAATACAAGAAGGTACTTTTGTAGATTTATTAAAAGAAAAAGTATCAGATTTTGGCAGTGTGGCTGTAGATAAATTCAAAGATGTAAAGAAAAGTATTGCTGATATGTTTGCCGCTTCAGGTGTTGGAGAAGCATTTGTAGCTAGCTTTAAGTTTGTAAAACAATTCATGTCAGAGTTAGTAAATAGTTTCAGAGGACAGTCTAAAGGATTTGATACTGTATTGAATGCATTAACTAATTTTGGTGATAAAGCAATTAATATCTTTAAGAATATTTGGGATAAAGTAATTGGCCACTCATGGTGGACAGACACAATTGATAGTGTAATTAGCTCATCTAAATCTTTATGGGATAATGTTAAACAAGGTTTTGAACTATTTAAAAATAATATTATCTCAGGCTATGAAGTTGTATATGGTAAATTAGACAGTATAATTGCAAAACACAAAGATAAATTAAGTACTACCTTCAGTAATATTAGTCTTAAAATAAAAGAAGCTCCAGCTAAATTAGCTAGTATTGATATTAAAGCTAATATCGTAGATATGAAAGATAGCTTTGTTAAATTTAAAGATTATATTGTAAAAGCAATGGCTGGTGTAATTGAAGATGGCTACTTGAAAGATGTGTTTATAAGTGGTCTACAATTGTGGATTGCTACAGCTTTCTTACCTACAGGGTTAGTTACAAGCGCAGTAATATTAGGGTTAGGCTATGCATTTGCACAATCTTCAGCACTACTTATAGACTCTATCGGACGTAATTTCGGTGACATAAGTCTAATGCGTAAGTTTGGTATGCAACTTGGTGCATTCTTTGAATCAGCTGTAGAAGACTTTGTTAAAGCATTACCTAATCTTATCAGTGCAGGTGTTGGCTTTGCTAGTGGATTCTTACAAGGCTTCTTAGAGTCTATTCCAGTTATTGGTTCAGCAATTAAAGGCTTATTCTCAACAGCAGATTTTTGGGGATTGTCAGGTACATTAGGCTTTATAGGCGCACTGTTATTTGGTAAAGATATACTACGTCTTGTCAGTTATTTAGGCTTCTTTGAATCACAAATTGAAAGTATGTTAGGTGTAATTGCCCGTGTTGGAAGATTCATGGGAGGTAGCGATGGTGTTATTTCTACCTTACTATTTGGAAATGGTCGTGGCGTACGTACTATTGCGGCATTATTCTTAATTGCTGATTATTTCAACTCATTTGAATCTATATTCATGGGGTCTGCCGTAGGCCATTTAATTGCGCAAGGTGGATTATTGTATCTGTTGTTTACAGGTAGAGCTGGTTTAAATGCTGTATTATCACCAATCACATTTGCGTTAAGTACAATATCACGGGGGATCCTTCAAGTAATTAGTGAAACTCGAGCAGGTGCAGCATTATTACGTAGAACATCTGTTGAAGAATTGATGTCTAATACAGAAGCAGGCGCAGCAGCAAGGTCTAGAGCATTAAGAAGAACTAATGCTTTTGCTACTAGAACAGCTATAAACCTTCCAGGTAATATGGCGGCTATGGGATCTTCTATCTCTGGGTGGGTATCTAGTGCATTTACGAATCCTAGTTATGTATTATCTCGTACATTAGCTAGTATGCTATTTAAGATTGAAACTTTCTTAATTGCAGCTAAGGCTCAGTTTATCAGATTTGGAGCATGGATAGGACGATTTGCGTTAGGCTTGACAGGTCGTATGTTAATTTGGCCTGCTTTAATTTTAGGCCTAGGTCTATTTTCAGGTGTTGTGCATGCTGCTGAAGAGGACGGTAAGAAAGCAGGTTCATCATTCATACATGGAGTATCTGTATCTATTGCAGATGGTGTAATGGGCATCTTTGATAAAATTGCAAATGCATTGAAAGAATTGCCTAATAAAATTAAATCTATTTGGGATGACATTGATTTTAGAAATACTAAAGGTGGCTTTGATTGGGTAGGTAAATTAGGGTTAGCGATTGTTGTATTAGTAAGCTTTAGAAAACAAATAAAAGCTTTAATGGTTGAAACATCATCAGCACTTGCTGTATTAAGAAATACTGCAATGGCTACTTCTGGGCCAGCTACAATGACTGGCGGAGTATCGTCTAACTTTAGAGGTCCAAGCGCTATTGCTGATAGTAGACCAGGAATGTTTGCTAATTTGCGCAATAGATTCTTTGGAACTCCAACATCACCTCCAGCACCCTTTGTTCCAGCTACAATGACTGGCGGAGTTTCTGCTTTATTCAGAGGGTCTGATATAAATCCAGCTCCAGCACCCTTTGTTCCAGCTACAATGACTGGCGGAGTTTCTAGTGGCTTTAGAGGCCCAGATACAACACCACGTGCTTCTGCAGTAGGTTCAGCAGTAAATAGAGGCCTTTCAGGTATTGGTTCTGCACTTACAAATAAATATGTATCAGGATTAGCAGGTGTTGCTGCAGGTACTTTTATCGGTGCATTTGTAGGTAATGCAGGTTGGGGGCATGCTGGCGCTGAAATTGGTGCAATAATTGCAATAGGGTTAAGTAGTCACTTATTTGCCGCATCCGCATGGATAGCATCTAAGATTGGATTAATGTTTAGTGCAGCTCAATTAGGCTTAATTGGAATAGGCATAGCAGCTGCTGGTGTATTAGGTGTGTATTTGTTTGGCGAAGGCGATTCTATAAACGAAAAGTTCGGAAATGTCTGGAAATGGATGCAAAGAATCACAGGATTCACACCTAAAAATATGGTTGCTACTTTAGGTATTTCAGCTGAATCTAAACATTTCTTAACCGCTCAAGGCGTATCACCTGGTTATGATCTTGCTGCAATAGAAAGAAGCCGCGTACCAAAAGCATTATTAAAGAAATTAGATAATGCACTAGAAGCATTAGATAGTACTATTAGTGATATTGAGGATTCTACTGGTCTTGGTGAAGATATTTCTCAAGCGCAAAGACAACAAATTGTAGATAAAGCTAAACAAGTTAAACAATTTGTAAGCAAAGCTCAAGTTGCGTCTAACCCTGTTATCGATAATTTCTTAAATGAATTAGTAAAAGCAAAACAATTAGATCCTAATAATGCAATCAATAGAGCGCAAATAGCTACATTACAAGCAGCTTTAGATTTTGAATATAAAACTATAAAAGGATTTAATGAATATTCTTTAGATTCTTTCTTTCAAAGTGCGGCAGAACGTTCTGCAGGTGAATTAGCTCATCTTGCGCATATGAAGCATACACAATTTAGCGCACAGTATCAGTTAGCTAATATTACACCACTAGAATTAAAGATAGCACAAACTTATCAAAGTCAAAGAATAGCAGGAGCAGATCCTGAATTAGCTGCTAAAATTGAAAAGTATGTTAATTTTTATATCTCTGCAGCATCTCGTAATAAAAAGTTAAGTACATCTTTCCTTAATGAAGAAAAATTAAAGATATCTGAATTACCATTAGCTAACTATAATGAAGTTATAGCCGCAGCAAAAGGTACAACAGCAGACGCAATTAATAAACAAGTACAAGCTCAAATCAAAGGTACAGAACATTTTGCATGGGGTGAAACCATGTATAAATACCCTTCTGTAGACTCTGCTACAATGGATCAGATTGCTAATATTATTCTTCAATTAGAGCAACAACAAGCAATAGCTATTGAAGCAAATACTGCAGCAGCTAATTTTAAAGCAGAAGTTGCAGGCCTCAAAACTAAATTTGATGCAGCAGGAATCACTTTTGATCCTGAAAAGATGTTTGCAAAAGATAAAACCAGTTATGATGCTGTAACTGCATTAGCAGATGAAGCAAAGAAATTAACTGAATCAATGTCTAAAACACATGACATTGTTGCTAGAAATGTTTACAAACTTAAATTAGATGGTATACAAAAAGTAATTGATAAAAATGCTGAACTAGCTGCACTTAGCGGAACTCGTTCTCAAGCGGCGATTGCTAAAATAGCATCTGAACTCAGCATGTCTGATACTATGGCATTAGCTTCGCAACTCAATACACGTCCTGCAGAGGTATTACGTGGTCGTTTAGAAGATCTGTCTTTAGCGCAAACTAGATTAGAACAAGGTAGAACACCTGCGCCTAAGTATCCAATGATGCAGGATATAAAATTACCTGTTGATATCACTAGAGAAAAACCTTTAGCATCTGGCGAACAAGCCGATTTAATGCGTAAGGAATTAGATAAACGCAGAGATGCGTGGACTGAAGAATCTAAGAAATGGAATGATGCAGAAGCTGAATATAAGAAAAGTGTTGATAAATTTGCCGAAGAAAAATTCAGAATAGAACAAGATTTATTAGATAGTCTTAAGTCTGAAGGTGGCAATAAAATAGAAACACTTAATGAAATTGCTAAACTTACAGGAATGGATTTCTTCCAATTAGCTATTGAAAATGGTGTTGAAAAAGCTAAACAAACACTTTATACAATATTAGATCTTAAAACAGAAGTTGATAAAGCAATATTAGGTCATGATCCTGAAAAAGTAAATAAAGCTACAAAAGATTATAATTTAGCCAAAGCAATGAATGCCCCTTATGAGCAAAAGAATATCTTTGAGAAATTATCTGGAATCGGAATGAATGTCACTCCGATGGAGCTAGGCTTATTTAATGATGATACTCTTAATAAGTTAAGTACTGGTTATAAGCGTATAGCTGAAATTGATAGAGAATTTGCTAACAAGAAAGATTTAACTAATAAACAAATTAAAGATTTATACAAAGAAAGAGAAGGTATTGTTCGCCAAGGCGAAGATGCAATGGCTCTTATTCAATATTCATCTTATGATAAAATTAAATCTGCACTTAGTGATACAGGTGGCATGAGTACTCTTAGTATCCTAGGCGCAACTAAAGCAAGTATTAAATCAATTCTTGGATTAGATGCTGCGTTTAAGGAATTAAAACGTGACACTAAAAATCCAATGAATATTGATCAATTCATTGAAGCTAATAAACAAGCTGCGATGCTTGAAAGAGCAATGGCACGTGTTAAATTGATCAATGCGTCATTTGAAGATAAACTTTCTGCAGTAAAAGAAGTATTTAATACTGATATTTCTAATTTAGATTTTAGTAGATTATCTGGTAATTTAGGTCAAATTTTAATTGACACAGCTCAAAGATTTAAACAAGCGTTATCTGAAGAACTTGCAACTAATGGCATGTCTGATACAGCCAAGGGTATCTTAGAAGGTATGGACCAACTATCTAAAGACGGTGCATATATAAACTTCTTTGCAAGCTTTAGAGAAGATATGAAAGAATCTTTAACAGATGGTGTATCTACAGCATTTGATAAAGTTAAAAATGCTCTTCCAGGTTTAGGTTTAGATTTCGGTCAATTCCAAAACTTAAGTTCATCTAAACAAGCTGAATACAAGGCTAAAGCTCTTGATGTAAAGACAATGAATAATCTCTTTACATTACCTAATCTTTCTCAGTACCAAGCTGATATCATAAATAAAGTAGGTAAAGGAACTCCTGTTCAAGAGATGATGAAAGAGTTGGAACAAACATTTAGTAAAGAGCAAGCTGCTAAATATGCTGCTGTATCTAAATCACCTATTGAAATTCCAATGAATAATTTAACAGAAAGCACTAATAGAAATACAGCTGCTACTGATAGATTAAATGAAACAATAAGTGGAAAAGGTACTAAAGAAGCTCCTACAGCCTTTCAAAGTCCAATTAAAACAGCTGCTGATAAGTATGGAGTAGATCCAGCTTTATTAGGCGCTTTAGTTAGTGTTGAATCTGATTTTAAAAATGGATTGACAAGCAAAGCAGGTGCGCAGGGATTGACACAGTTAATGCCAGCTACTCAAGCTAAATATGGTGTTACTGATCCGTTCAACGTACAGCAAAACTTAGATGCAGGTGCTAATTACCTTAAAGATTTAATTGATCAACAAAAGAATCTTAGTTGGGCATTAGCAGCATATAATGCAGGCCCTGGTGATCAACCATTAGCTGGTGGCGGTACCAAACGTGCTAAACGAATGGCTACTGAATTACCTTATGCAGAAAAAGTATTAAAAAGATATGCTGAGATGTCACAAGAAGGTGCAGTATTGCCTCAAGTGACAGCGTTAAAAGGCTATGAAAGTACTTTAATTCCTGGAACTAAACCTATTGATGTATCAGGCGTTAAGCCAAGTGGAGCTGCAGGCATAATTAATACAGCCACTGTGAATGCTGTAGAAGTAATGCAAAAAGAGATTGCTAATCCATTACAAGATTTGCAAACAGAGCTGAGTTCAGGAAGATCTTCTATTAGAGAAATCTTAGCTAGTAAAGGTCAATATGATCCTGCAATGCTTGCTTCACTTAGTAATGAACAAGCTAATAAGCTGCTAGAAGGTTTGAAAATAAAATTAGGTAAAGAATCTCAATTAAATCGGATAACAGCTGCTGGATATGATACTACTGGATTGCAAAAATCTATTCTTAGTGATGCTGAAAAAGAAAAAGGAAAAATTGATGCTATCAATATGTCCATTAGTTTAACAGCTAATAGGCTAAATGAAGCTGATGGCTTCTTAAAGCAAATGCCAAATAATATCACATCATTCCTAGAAGTATATAGTGGATTGAATGCTGAAACCGTTGCATATATGAGTGAAGCACAAAAGTCAATACTTAAAACAATGACTTTAGACGCACTTCATTTGCAAAAACAAATTGATGATGCTAAATTATTAGGACAACCTACAGATGAAGCTTCAAGTAAACTTGCGTTATTAAAAGATAGTATCAAAGAAATGGGTGATGCTGCTAATGCAAGCGCTATTCAAGCTCGTGAAGCAGGTAAGTCATTTGCAAGCGGTATTCAAGGTGGTTTCAAAGATGCATTTAAAGGTTTAATAACAGGCGCAGGTGCAGGTGAAAAAGGCGGAATACTAGGTGCTTTTGCTAATAAATTAAAATCAGCTTTCATTGATAACATGGCAAATGCTATGTCTGACAGTATGACTAAAAGTTTAGGTTTAGGTGCAGAGGGTACTTTATTTAAAACAGCGGAAGGCTTAGGAACTAAAGTATTTAGTTTATTTGAGTCAGGGATAAATAGTATTACACCTAATGCAATGAGATCACCATCAAGTGGTTTCTTATCATTCTTAGGTTTTGCAGAAGGCGGTCAAATAGCTGGTCCAGGTACTGGTACATCTGATTCAATGATTGCTGCTGTATCTAATGGTGAGTATATTGTAAATGCTAAATCTACAGCTAAACATTTAGGCTTATTAGATGCAATTAATAAAGGCAAGATTCCTAAGTTTGCTAAGGGTGGTTTTTACGGTAATAATGTTACATCTGCATTTTCTACGATTCCCGCTACAACAGGTACTGTAATTGAAATAAATGGATTAGATGCACCAGCCGCTAAATTATCTAAAGCTGGAGATGATTTATTAAATTCAAGTAGTATCTCTAAAGATGTATCATCTGTATGGCTAGATTCAATAACTCAAATGGTTACAGGCGGTCCTGATGGTGGCGGAATAACTGGTACGCTTGTAGATGTTGGTGCAGAAGTTGGTAAATTCTTTCAAGATAAATCTAAATGGGTATGGGATGGTACTATTAATCTTTATGACAAAGCCAAAGGTTTGTTAAATACTGCTGGAAATTTTGTATGGGATGGCGTAATTAATGTAGCTGGGACTATTAAAGATAATTTACCTTCTGTATCAGCTCTTGTAAATTGGACAGGAGGTGGAAATGTCTCTGTTCCCGGCACAGTTAATACTGGTTCCGCACCATCAGTAACGGCTACAGTAAGCGGTTGGTTAGATAAAGCAGGAAATGCAATTAAAGATTTAAATATAACAGGTACTTTAACAGATTTCAAAAATACTATAACTGCTAAATTTGCTGGATGGTATGAAAATGGAACAACGCTTATAAATGACGCGTGGCAAGGTGTTAAAGGTACTCTTAATATTTCAGAAACTGCTAAAACAGTATCAACAAAAATCTCTGAATGGTATGATGCAGGCGGTACTTTAATAGGAGAAGGCTGGAAAGGCGTCAAAGGTGTTATTTCAAATATTCCTAGTATTGACTTCAGTAATATGTTTACTGTAGATAATATGGAAGCGATAGGCGGTGCATATGTCTTAAAACCGTTCACTTATATGTCTAGCGCATTGAAGAATATAGACTTTAATAAATACTTTAGTCTTGAAGCAATAGGCAAAGGGTTCAAAGCTGTTTTAACGCCATTTACATGGATTCGCGATAAAGTATCCGCAATGGATCCTGGCCAATATCTGACATTAGATACTGTCGCAGCTGCAGGTAAAAACATTATAAAGCCATTTACATGGCTCGGCGCTCAAGTCACTAAAATACCTTTCTCAGATTATTTGTCTGTACAAGGGATCAAAGAAGTTGGTACAACTTTATTAAAACCGTTTGAATATATCGGTGCAGAAATAAACAAAGTAGATTGGGCGGGATTATTTAAATTTGATCCTTCCAAAATATTTCCTAATTTATCTAATGATATTTCTGGTGATATTGCGGAGTGGTTCGGTAATATTGATTTGCCAGCTTTTGAACCTAGTAAATGGGCGAATGAAATAAGATCACTCGGGACGGTAGCCTTTGACTTCCTCACTAACTTGGTAAAAGGCATAAGAATTGATTCTGTTGCTAGTTTATTCCCGCAAGCTACAGGAGGTTTAGCAGGAACTGGCAAAGACATTCCTCTCAGCGGTCTAGTTAAAGGCCCTGGTACTGGTACATCGGATTCAATTCCAGTTCGATTATCGAATGGGGAGTATGTAATACCGGCAAAACAAACAGCAGAATATGCTGATGTACTTAATCAAATTAGAGCTGGTACTTTTGGAAAAGGATTGCCTGGTGACCTAACAATTGGAGACTATGCGGCGGGTATTAAAAGTGGTAAATATGCAACTAAAGATAATAAAGGATTCTTTGATGCATTAGGTAAATTAAAAACTTATGATGCTAATGGTAATCCTACAGGGCATTATTGGATGCCTGAATATGCGCCTATAATGGACTCATTGGGTTCTGCATTTACATCAGGATTGCCTTCAAATTCTTCTGTTAATTATGGTGGAAAGGATTACGGCATTGCTGCTTTCAATAAATTAATGATGAAGGGCATTAGTGGTGCAGGCCAATTAGTTAGGACAGCGCTAGGGAAATACTCTTGGGATAATACTGGAGAAATGTCTGATTGGACTCCTGATATTTCTGAAACGCCTATAGCTGGCACATCTCAGTATACTATGGAGCAGTTAAAGTATACTTTTGGAAAGCAAGGCGAAGCTATCGGATACTCGGATATAAAACCTACTGATATGACTACTAAGTTCATATTAAGTGATAATGGCGCTAGACAAGTTCCTAATCTCTTAAATGATGATAGTAATTGGTTTGGTACAGGTATTCTGTTGCCTAATGATCGTTCTATGTCAGTAGAAGATATGGCTGCAATTAGAGCGCATAACTATTTAAACCTTAGACGATTTGATTCTATTGCTGATAAGCAAACAGGTAAAGGTTTACTTCGTGTATTCAATCAAAATCCTAAAACTAAAGCTTTTGAACCTGCCAAAGGTTCTTTAGGGCCTTGGAGAACTCAATCAGAAGTAAATAAGTTAGTTGAAAATTCAGGCTATTTAGGGAATACACAATTCTTTGATAACACAACAGTTGCACAAATGGATGCTGTCAGAGAAGCTTCCTTTCCTGTAATAAGTGCGTATGATGAAGAATCCCAAAATACGTTTAAAAAGTTTAAACCGAATTTAGGTACATTAGGCATTTTTGCCAATACAGGTGCATCATCATTCCTCAATTTGAATGACAGCATTGATGGATATGTATGGCCATCTGGTATGAATAATGCCACTGCATTAGCTAAAATAGGATTACAAAATAAGCAATATTCTGAATTATTAGCAAAAAGTGAAAATCCGTTATCAGATGCAGCAGTTTTCTGGCAAAACACCAAAGGTTCAACTCATTATGAAAAAGAACTTGCAAAAACTTCAAGCGTATCTGGTCATTCTTCTATAAACTATTGGGAAGATTATTTCGGACAAACGGCTTTAGATTTAATCAATAAATACCATCCTGACGCTTCTAATAATTATTTAGGCACAGCAGTACAACCTAAGCCTAACGCTCAAGTTCAAAAAATATTAGAAGCTACAGAAAAAGCTTTTGAGTTACCTTTGAAAGCAGATGGATCTCCATATTCAGATGATGATATCAAAGCAATTCACCAAGGATTAGTCGATTCTAATATTCTAAGTAAAGTTGTTGCGGGATCTACTAAAAGTGCTGTAGGCTTAAATGGGTTCCAAATTCCTTCTAATGTTATGGCCAGTTTGCTTAAAGACGGCCAACTAGGTACAGGTAGTTGGGCATTAGAGAAAAACAGTGGAATGTACAATTACACTGAAGAAGCTGTAGCAAATGGTACAAAGATGCGTGAGACTGTCTTAGGTCTTACTAGTGCTGCAGGTGATCTCGTAACAGAGAGAATTCCTACAGATAAGCCTATGTTAGAGTTGAATAAAGCAGGCAAGTGGGAATTACCAAAAATAAAAGTACCAGAAGCCACTAATACCCGATTGGCAGCTAAATTAGTTTCAAATGTAGCTTCTGGAAAATCCAAAGTCAGTGATTGGATGTCACCAAAAACTCCTAAAGTTACATCAACTACTCCATATATGACTTTTGATCTTTTAAGTAAGAATGCCGGTCCTAAGCCTGCCTCTGATCCTTTTGCGCATATTAAAGATTTATTATCGGTAAAAGGTGTCAAGAAGTTCGGATCAGATAGTATGAAGATGGCGTCCTACTTGGCTGATAAATTATACAGGGGTGGTGTTGATACAGCTATTTCAATAAAAGATTTTTATACGAGTATGACTGCGGAGGGCTATATTGATGCAGGAAAGGTAGGTGCGTTACCTGATTTTAAACTACCAGATACGCTATTTGCTTTAGATAATGTTAAAACTAAATTCCCATTTGACGCAAAATTCTTGGGAGAACAATTTGCGTCAGATGCTTGGGCAGGTTATACATTGCTAGGTAGTGCTGATAATCCTTATGGTTCGTCCTTTCCATTTCTATTAGATAAGAATGCGAGCCCTAAAGATGTTTCCGGAGCTAAGGCAAACTTGGATCAATTAGTTGCTTATGTAAAAGCCGGCGGTGCAATGACTTCCGAGCAGACATTAGGGGCTGATTGGATTTTAGGCAAGTCTAACCTTGATATTAATAAACTTCGTCCGCCAACAATGTTAGATAAGGTAGGAAATTGGCTAATAAAACCTGCGGGTGCTGATGCTGGAGTCCCTCCTGTATTACAGGCATATGATACTTCAACTGCTGCAGGATTATCTCAATTCTACCCTAAAGTATTTTCAAACCCTGTTTTAGCAAAGCAGATAACATCTGATCTTGCACCAGATAATACTTTGGATGAAAGTACAGTAACTTCGTTATTAGACAATATTGAATTTTCAAGTCTTTCAAAATCATTAAACGACAAGTTAGTAAGCGACTGGGGTAAAGATATGATAGCACCAATGCTATCAGGCGTAGAAGTAATAGATCAATCTACATACCCTAATCCTGAATTCGGTATTTGGGATCGTATGTTAAGCTGGGTAGGGTTATCTGATAAGCCTGAAATTTTAACAGCAGAACAACATGATGATTATGAAACTTTCAAAGGTTACAAACCATTAGCTATTTCTAAACCAGTAACACCTTCGTTATTTAATTTTGGAAATGATCCTATTACTAAAGTTCCAATGTTGTCTATAGGTTCTGGTAAGTTATTACAAGATTGGGAAGCAGATGAAAATCCACTAATTACTCTTGCAAAAGATTCCCAAGGACAAAGTTTATCTTCTAATTGGGATGCGGGTTGGAAAAACGATTTTGGATTTAGCGATAATCGGATGACAGATATTACTCCGATGGTTGAGGCAATATTCTCAGCATTTACCAATGACCCTGTTGGAACCATCGCATCTATTGTTACTCCAGCTGCTCAACAGACAGTGACAAGTTTGTTAACTGGATGGTTATTCAGCTCAGTTATGGGTATGGCTACAGGCGGTTTAGTAACAGGCCCTGGAACAAGTACTTCTGATTCAATTCCTACAATGTTATCCAATGGTGAATTTGTAATTAATGCGGCTGCAACTAGACAGAATAGAGCGTTACTTGAATCTATCAATTCAGGCCGTCCACTTTCATCTTTAGCGCCTTCTATCGGTGTTAAAGAATTTGATACAAATAAAAATTCAGTAGTTAATAATAACTCTACTGTAGTAAATTTAAATATAACAGGAGATATCTCTAATCAAACAAGATCTGAGATTCTTCAATTAATTCCAACAATAGCTCAAGGTGTTAATACATACAATAGAGCTAGAGCTTACTAAGGAATATATTATGGAATTCGGTATCCTAGATATTGATGGTTCTTTACTTGCTAAATTCACAACTCCATTAACTGTGAAAAGTAATCAACCAATATTTGTCTCGGATACCCTTTCTCTGCAAAGAAAAGTTACAAAGAGATCTTCAAGTCATAGATGGGAAATAGATACTAATCTAGCTCCTTTAAAACTTGATGCGAATGATCTCTTTGCATTTATTGTAGAAAAAGGGTTATCGGAAACAGTTAAAATAAAAATGCCACAAAATTATGCAGTGGTGGTAAAATTAGAAAAAGATGGATTAGGTAAACATACAGATAGGCTAGTAATAGATGACAATATTACTAATGGAAACTTAGGTACTAGTACAATTAAAGTAACAGGTACTCCTTATGAAATACCAAGAGGTACATTTGTTTCTTTTACAGGCAGTAATCCTAAGATGTACATGACAACCTCTGAATCAACACCATCTGTTAATGGCGTATCTACTATTAATATTTTCCCTGCATTAGTTTCAAATGTAACTGGAGAATATTTGAAATATAAAAATGTTGAAATGACATGTAAATTTGATACGTCAGTTGTAATAGGCATGACATATAGTGATGGTGTTTTGATGGATAATGGTACTTTTAAACTATTGGAGCATTTAGTATGATATCTGCTACAAGTAATATACATGCTGCAGTATTGAGTAATGCACCGTCATCTATTTTATTGAGAATCTTAGATCCAACTGGTGATCAAATCCTGAGTACAACTACCGCACCTTTTGATGTTGTGTTCAAAGATAATACGTATTATTCAAATGCTATTTTAGTATCAACATCTCCTCCAAAATTTACAACTTTAATAGGAGGCGGCGATTACACGTTTGTAGTTACAGATCCTGATTTATTAGCTTTAGTGTCTTTTAATAATGGTCTTGTAGGTTATTCAGCAGAGGTTTACGTTGTGTACTTAGAGAACGATACACCAATAGATGATGAAGGCTATTTAATATTTAAGGGTAAGATAAACTCTGTATCTCAAACAACTAAAACAGATGTAATAGGCGAGAATACATTAATATGCACTTGCTCTAGTCCATTATATAGTTTAGATTATGAAAAGGGATTTTTATTATCTCATGAGAAAGTCTCTACAACTACATTAGGTGATGATTGCTGTATCAATATAGCATCAGATAAAAATACTGGGAAGCTTAAATGGGGGTATGTCAATGGCCGATAGTTGGTTTAAAAATATATTCACACTTGCAGGTATTGGAGCTTTTGCATATCTAATTTATGATGAAGCTACTAATAAACCTAAAGTCGTAAATAAAGTAGGCTCTGATGTTGAAAACCAAACAGAAGCAACATATCTTCCTATTGCTTACGGGAGATGTACTTTAGATGGTATTAGGGTTTCTGCGGAGACTGTTAATAAGTATATTCAAACTACTGGAAATTTTGATAATAGCTTCTATACACCTGGAATAACTTCTACATATGTAAATTCTGCTAATAATATTTTAGTAACACAATCTGTATTATGTTTAGGGCCGATTAATAGAGTAGTAGATGTTCTTGTTGATGACAAACCTATAACAGATCCTAATTTTGCAAATTTAAATGGGTTTAGAATTGATGTACACAATGCAGGCTCTACTAGTTATTCATGTGAACTTGCACGTAGTCATGTATCAAATGCTGCACATTCTTATTTCAATAAAATGGCATATGCTACTTCAGTATTTAAACTAAATGGTACAACACCAGCTTTTAGTGGTATACCTAAATTACAGTTCTTTTTAGAAGGATCTAAAGTAAATGTATATAATGCTACAGGGCAAAATCCAGTATTACAGTATTCTAATAATCCAGCATGGTGTTTACTACATTTCTTAACAAATAATTACTTAACAAAATCTCTTGTAAATATAAATGAAATAGATATTATATCATTTTATAAAGCAGCTCAAATATGTGAGCAGTCCACAGGCATATCGCATGCAGGAAAAGGGCGTGTATGGGGCTCACCAGACCCTTATACATATAAAAGATATGAATGTAATATGGTTTTAGATACTAGTAGACCTGCTAGAGAAAATATTTCAGACATATTATCTACTATGAATTATGCAGATTTAGTATGGTCTGAAGGGACTTATAAATTAAAGCTTATCGATCCCACTAAAAATTATTCTTTGGCAGCTAATTTATGTTCACCATTAGATAGTGTTTCAATAAATGATGACCATTTAGTATTAGGCGAACAAATTGATTTAGCATGGCCACCTATTTCTAGTAAGTTGAACTATATAACTGTTAAATTTAAAAATGAAGAATTAGATTTTAAAGAAGATTCTATTTCATGGCCGCCGAAAAATACTAGAACCTATTATGTAGGCGAGGGACCGTATCAGTATACTGCAGATATTTATACTAAACCTGAAGCTAATTCTTTAGCGGCTGATTATGGTGTTTGGGCAGGTTCGGGCAGTAGCTGCATACTAGTGTACTTATTTAAAACTCCTATGTATTTAACGTCTACATCTGCTACATTCTACCATTCTGGTCCATCTAGTGATAGTTGGAATATTAAAAGCGAATCTGATGCTTCATTAGCATTAACAACAAAGCCTACTACAATTACCTTAAAGGCTAATACAGTATATAAAGTTACAATGAATGCAACAGGCAGAGGTGTAGGCGATCGTGCATTAGCGGGTACTATTCAAACATCTAGTCAAATATTATGGACAACACGTGATGAAACTTTTGCAAACTATGTAACTATTTCTGAAACAGACCAATACAGTTCATTATTAGCAGAAGATGGTGGAATAATATTAGAACAATCTACTAATTTAGTAGGCATAACCTCCAGAACACATGCTCTTGCAAGAGCTAGGGATATTCTAAATAAAAGTAGAAATGAATTAGCTGTTGGTATTTCTGTTGCTACACCTGGAGTATTATTTGAACCTGGTGATATAATTCAATTAGATACTGCTACATTAGACCTGGCTATACAGAATTTTAGAATAGCATCTATAGATATTAAAGATAATGATATATTGCAATTAAAAGCAACATTATATGATAACGCTATAATTGCACCGTATACTTCTACATACCAAACTGAGAAATTAGAATGGGTTTCGAGTACTTATGTACCAGCTCCGACTAATGTTTCGTATACAGTTTCTACTGTTTCGTCATCTGAGAAATCTTCAGGGACTATTAAGTGGTCAGGTGTATCGAGCAATTTAGGTAACATTGTTTATAGGATAACTGTATATGGATTAAATGCGCCTATTATTGATGTAGATAAAGTTTTATCTTTTGATGTAGTTGGTACTACTGAATGCGTATTGCCTGATTTAGAACTTAAAGGGATTACAGAAGCTAGATTTTCTGTAAAAACAGTAATAGATAAACATGGAGAGTCTATAGAATCATTTACTGGAACAACTTTAGAAACATTAGTTCCTTATGATCCGTCTATTATTATAACACCTGCAAGTGGCCAGCCTTCTAATTTTACAATAGCATCTAATAGCAAGGTTATTACACCTTCGTATATTATACTGCAAGCTAATTCTGGTGTTTCACATTCGAATTATACATGGTATATTAATAATGTAAAACAAACGTATCAGATAATTAATGGTGTTTCAACACCTGCTAATACACAGACATTCAGATTAATAGCTCCATCTGATTCAAATCCATTAAGTATAAAAGTTATAGCGAGTTAATTATGGCTACACAAAGTGCTTCTACAACAATATTAACTTTAAAGGAAGGTGATGCTAATTCATCTTTATATTTAAATACATATGCAACAGTTGTACAATATGATTATACAGGTGCAATTAAAGCCAATCAACTCCCATCTATAAATGTATCAATACAACAGGGCGCTATTCTATTAGATAATGCTAAATTTGATTTCACATTAACGCCTGTTAATTGTACTGCAACTTATTCTAATGGTGTTGTGACAGTTGCATCTATAGGTACCGCTGATAAAACTAATTTAAAGATAACAGCAACCTTAAAATCACAATATTTAAACACTATTGTCTTCCCAAGTAGCGGAGTAAATGCTACACATAATATTATAAAATCTGTTGATGTATTACGTACAGGGATTATGGACGTATATCAATGGAGTCCTACTCAGCCGACTTCTTTTCCATCAGGCGTATCAACATATACATGGGCCACTGGGCAATTTACTGACGCAGATGTATCAACAAACGGATGGTACCAAACGCCATCTATTGGAAATGAAGGTGATACGTTATGGGTTGTCAAGCAACCTGTGCTAGATTCGAGTACTGCTGACACAACCGGTGTTACTTGGACAGCTGGCTTGGATACATTGAAAGCTATTGGAAAAGCTGGTGAAAATGGAACTAGAAATGGATTTCTAGAATTATATAAATGGTCTTACAATACACCTACTACATTTCCATCTGGAGTGTCCACATACACATGGTCTAGTGGACAATTTACACAACCCGCTACATTAAATGGCTGGGCATTGACTATAAATGATAGTCCAGGTGCTGGTTACAAGTTATTTGGGTGCTCTGTATCTATTATAAATAAATTAAATACTAATACTGATGATGTTACATGGAATACAGCTACTGCGTATATGATAGGCTCTTCTGGCAATGATTCGGTGTATGCTACTATTTCCAAACCTGCTTTAAATGTTTCAGAAGACACTAGTGGTACAATATCTCTAAGTGGGACTGGAATATCTCTTTCATTAAATGAAGGTTCTTTACAATTAACCCCTGTTACAACTATTACGTCTAACGGTCAATTTACAGTTTCAGTGAGTAGTTCTGGAATTACACCGGGTGCTATTACAATAAATGGAAATAATTTTATAGAAGCTGATGCTACAGCGATGTCATCTACGACTAATGCCTCTATTACTTATACTTTTAATTATAAAAGAGCAAATGGTGTTACGGGGAGTTTATCTCAAACGAGATCGCTAGCACGTAGTAAAGCTGGGGCAACAGGCGCAACAGGCTCAGGTTCTACAGGCGCGACAGGTATTTCTAATTATAGAGCTTATACAAAAGCTGCTTATAATGCAGCTACCCCTCCAACAGCACCTAATTCGGGATCTAGTTTACCACCGGCACATGCTACATATACTTGGTATAATACACCTCCTGCTTTGGCTGATAATGAGGTAATGTGGCAATCTGATGGGCAATCTCAATCTGCAGGCAGTTCTAATATCGTATGGAATACACCTTATCCTTCATCGTTAAAAGTTGGTACGTTACAAGCACTACAGACTAAAACTGGTGAATTAGTATCTCAAACAGTTGCTGGCCAAAGATTATCTATAAATGAAGGCGAATCTAATGAATTTAGAAATTATAGTAGCAATAATAAGTTAATATCTTCAATAGGTGATACAGGTACAGGTGCTTGGGAATCTATTTTTTATTGTAGTACAGCAGCTGTTGCTAATTATAATACAGCTAATAAAAAGACAATGGGCTATGAGGTATTATTGCCGCCAATCACTACATCTTTTGCAGATGGTGTTAATTTAAGAGGCCTTGTAATAGGGACACGTTTTGAAAATTCATTAGGATTAGATGGCGGTTTGAGTGTAGATATAGGCTGTATACAAAGATACTCAGGCTCAAGTGTGGGAGTTGTAAATTCCAAATTTGGGTTATTTGCAACATGTGGTGTATATAATAATGAGCCTGATAGGATATCAGGAATGATCGTAAATACTTCTTCTGCAGCTGATGGTTCATATGCTGCAAGGTTTGATCGTAGTGGCGTAGCGGGTACTTCAGGTATTGTAGTCATTCTTGATGGCACATATGCAATAAAAGCTACAGGTAATATTAAAGCTACTGGAAGTATTTCGGTATCAGGTAATATAACTGCATATGATGGATCTGATAGACGTATTAAAGAAAATATAAAACCGATTAGTAATCCATTAGCCAAGCTAAATCATATATCAGGTAATACATTTAAATGGAAACAAGAATACTATGATAAGCAAGATAAAGAATTATTTAAAGAATATGATGTCGGTGTAATAGCTCAAGAAATAGAAGCAGTATTACCTGAAGCTGTGCATGAGAGATCAGATGGTGTAATGGCTGTTAATTATGTTAAAATAGTACCACTATTAATTGAAGCTATTAAGGAACAGCAAGTTCAAATTGAGGAGTTACGTAATGACATTACCCGTCTCTCCAAATAGCATTTCTTTATCACAAGTCAATATAGAATTGGGACTTACAAGTACTGCGACTATTAGTTTGGATGATGCAGCTGTTCGAGCATTGTTTAGTAAATCTTCTGGAATTATTTCAATGAGTGATGGTTGGGGTAAGAGTAGTGCTTTACCTAAATTAGCTACCCCACTATATTCAGTAGTAGCTGGTGGTGTTAACTCGGTATCTTTCGCATGGGCTGCAGTCTCTAATGCTACAAGTTATGATGTGACGTTTAATGGCACTACTGCAAATCAAACTAGTCTTACATTTAACATCGCATCGGGTGTTGCCGCAGGGACTTACTCTTTGAGTGTTGTGGCCAAGGCAACCAACTACACTCACTCAGATGCTGCTACATCTGGTAATATAATCGTAACAAATGCTAAACTCTCTACCCCTTCGTTTACGGCGGCCACTGGTTCAGTCAATCAAGTATCATTTACATGGAGTGCAGTTACAAATGCTACAAGTTATGATGTGACGTTCAATAGTGTAACAACTAATCAGACTAGCACAACATTTACAAGCGTTAATACTTTGACCCCGGGCACATATTATCTTTTTGTTAAAGCGAAAGCAGCCAACTATCCCGATTCAGATGTCGGTACCAGTTCTGCGGTTGCAACCGCAGCGGTACCAGCGCTTGCACTTCCAGGTACGGTTACATTAACCACTAGCGCCATCACAAGCACTACAGCAAGGATTACTGCAACAACCAATTCAGGAGGTGCTCCGGCTAATTTCCACTTATTTAGGAATATTAATGGGACCAATACCTATATACGGTCTGCAGCTAATGGTATATTTGATCTGTACGATATGACACCTGGTGAAACCTATGGCCCTTATCGTTCTTATGCGGAAAATGCTACAGGCATCTCAGCATATTGGTCTAATGATGTGTATGTCACTAACACAGCTGTCTTTACACCTGTATCAACAACAGCTAGTGGTATTACAAACACTAATTGGTACACATATTCGTATACAGCGCCTGTTACTAGAACATATACATTTACAGCTACAGGTTTTGATACGCAGATATCTTTCGATGGCTTTACAACATTTACTGATGCTGATTCGCAGCCTGGCAATGGTGAGCAAGTCACAAAAGCAATGACAGCTGGCCAAAGCGTTACAGTGTCTGTTCGTGCCTATGGCACTGGTGGCGGTACCTTAACATTCTCTATAACTTAATTATGAAAAAATTATACTTCACCGCAGCTACGGAATATGTTGTGCAAGATTCACAGCTTCCGGAACCATTGAATATTGCCAGTTTTGAAGCGGAAGATTTTGATGTTACAGTTAGTTACATCTTACTTCCAGGCAATACTTATGAAATTTTAACAAATATTGGAGGACAACCCGCATGAGATATTTATTTGCAAGATTAAAAGAACCATCTACATGGTTCGGTATTATTTCAGCTACATTAGCTATCTTAAGTTCATTTAAAGTGTTAGTATTAACGCCTGAAGAAATGGATAGTTTACTCGCGCTGTCGGTTGCCGTTTTGGGTGGCGGCAGTATCACGTCTAAAGATCCTGAATAAAAAGGGAAAAAACACATGGCGAAAAAATCTAGACGTACTGAAGAAAACGTTGTAGAACCCACTACTGAAAAGGACTTACAGCTTTTAACAGATGCACAAAAAAGATATTTAAATTCCATAAAATCAAATATAATAACGTTTGGTGTTGGGGTTGCTGGTACAGGTAAATCATATGTAGCATTATCATATGCTGCTCAATTACTACAGAACAAGCGAATATCAAAGATCATTGTTACAAGGCCTGCGGTAGAAGCCGGTGAATCATTTGGATACTTACCAGGAGAGCTTGAGGAAAAATATGCTCCCTACGTTGATCCAATAAAAGATATATTAAACAAAAGATTAGGTCATTCATTTACAGATTACTTATTTAAACGTAAAGTAATTGAAGCAAGACCATTGGCATTTATCAGAGGAAGTACATTTGAAAATACATTCGTATTATTAGATGAAGCTCAAAATTGTACTCCTGCTCAAATGAAAATGTTCTTAACTAGAATTGGTGAGAATACTAAAGTAGTTA